TGCAACAACTCTGTCCCGATAGGGGGAATCTCAGCGTCCAGATAGAAATGTGCAGTTACTGGCGCAAGATTCTTCTTTCTGATTTCCAAAATCGCAAGGTCTTCCCCTTCACTATACTTTATGACCTTCGCGTCGAGTTTGATTTCGCCAACGCGGCGACCGTTCTCTGTGAACTCCTGAACTACCTCTGCATCTTTGAACTCAATCACAGTCTTTGTCACCCCATCCGAAATAATCGGCCGAACATGTCGGAGGCCCTTGACAACATGGCCGGCCGTCCAGACAAAGGTTGTGCCGTCGCGGGTGAATAATACACCGGAGCCTTGAGCGCTTTCCGCCTTTATGGTGACACTGATGTCCTGTAGATCAGAGACATTGGCGGCGTGGACGACAGTTGCAAAGCACACCAGAATTGATGCCAGAATCAATCGCATTTGAGGGTCTCCAAAAGGGTTTGTCACATACCGTCTGAGGAAAGAATAACTTTGTAGCGAGACGGCCCTATCTTTTCCTTTTCTTCGTTCTTCAATTTCACAGGCAAACGCCAAGAGATTCCATATTTAGCACTTACACCATGTAGGAGCTGCATGGGCTCTCTATACCCAGAAAAACTCTCATATGAGTAGGCGCTAGTTGCAGGCCATGCGCCGTTAATTAGGACTTCACCCTTCAAATCAGCCATGCTGGAACACGAGTGAAAGTGTCCCAGTACAAAGTAGCTTATTTTCTGGCCGAGGGAATTTTGGAGGGCAACCATACGTCTTGTTTTGCGCTCAATTCCATACCAAGGTATTCCATTCCAGCTAGGGATATTGTCACCATGTTGAATGTTGAACCACCACCCATTGACTTCGTAGTTCACAGAAAACGCATCTGGTATAGCGAACTCCACATTCTTCAAATGAGAACAGTGCATCTTCGTGATTTCCGAAATCAAATAGTCCCAATTATTGCGCGCTCCCGTAAATTCTTTCTTTAGAGTTCGGCGACCATGATTGCCGGAAAGACATAATACCTTGATTTGCTTGAAGTACGGAGCAAGATCACGGACCATTAGTGCTTTCATTTGTCCAACAGCGAGACAATTGCGAAACATATTTTTGTAATAAGACCTATCAACTGCGGAGTGAATCTCGCCGCTCGTCGAGTCCCCATATTGCAATAGATGAAGAACAGGAAAACGATAATTACTCAACTTGTTTTGCGTGAAATCAAGTACAGTATCGACGTATTGTTCCGCCCGACAAAGAGCTACAGGAAAGTCAAAATGTTCGATGCCGCCTACAGTATGCGGCTCAACGATTTCGTCCGCGTGCTCGTCTGATTGGTGCATCACAAGATGCTCTTCAACGATATCGCCTTCTGACTTTCGGAAATCTTGTGCTTCCGGTAATGGATCAAGAGGAAGAACAATCGCTTCTAACTCATCTACGATAGCTTGAAGAAGCCCCTTGTTGAGAGTTGCAGCTTTAAGACTGCGCGACAAACGGCTCTTTTCTGCCATTGCATTTGCGAGTTGTCCCTCTAATGCTAAAATTCTATCTGCGTCACTTTTTGCCATCTTACTCTCCTAAGTGCCTCGGGGCCAGAGTACAGCAAGAGCGGTATGCACAGCTTCTTCAATAGAAGTGACGCGGAAACTCGTTGTCTCCCACACAAATGGGTGTTCATGCAAATTTCCTTCTCGTTCCATAATTACAATCGAGGGAGTCCGTTTTTGATATGCCCAAGCAAGTTCCATCATCGTTCCGATGCTAGTAATCGTGGCACCTAGCAAATTAACAACCAACAAATCTGATCTTGTGCAGTCGAAAAAGTCCCTGCTTATGATCCCTCGTGAGCAGGATAATGGTCCGAATTGAAAAGATGGATAATCTTTGTTGATTACCCCAACCTGATTCAAATAATCCTTTGCACGCATTGGCGAGAGACATCTAACTTCTTCCGGTCTCCAATACACATTTTGCATAGCTTCGGCCAGAAATTCCTCAAAAGCGTGTCGCCAACTGGTGCAGTTTCGGTATGTGCAACCTGTGATAGGTCCGGCCAAATATATGTGATTCATTGTTATCTCTGGGTTTTAGAACAGATTGATTACAAAATCAATAGCCCGCATTCCAATCTTCCAAAGCGCTACACAAGCCAAAGCAGTCAAAATCCAAGGAGCAACAATATGAAACACATGAAAGAACGATGGCGGACTTTCTTTCAGTTCTTCATTCATTTTGTTTTCTCGTAAGGGGTGATGTCACCATTCTTAGCAATAGCCTTATCTTCATACGGTGCAGCTATTCTTCGGTAGAATTCCAATTTAGCGCATTCAAACACAGAAATAGCCCGAGCAATATAATGATAACGCCATATTGGACCAAAAGCCGTAGCCACAAGATATGAAATTGCATAATTCAACTCACCATCATAGTCGAAGTTATTTTGACAAGTGATTTCTGAAATCACTTCGTCTAGCAGCTTATTGATTCTGGTACGTCTATCTTGTTTGATATATGGCATCAGAAATCAGCCTCCGCACTGGCTTGGATGGAAAGGAAAATTCCTATAGTCCCATACACAGCATCCGTGCTCACTGTGAATTCTTTTGCGGACGCTGTAGCCGGAAATCCACCAGCCACATCAGTACCAATGTTTGTTCTCCAATTAGCGTTAGCAGCCGCAGGATTATAAGCGGTCATTGCCGGTGCCACTCTCATTTCCACTGGAAAACGGACGTGGTAGAAAATGTAAGAATTTGCGATTATTGCCAATTGTAAGATATTTCCACCGAAGCCTGCGCTTTGTGCTGGTGTGATACCGTACAGAAATGATTTCCAATAGTATCTCTGACAGTGTCCAAGTTCCCTAGCAAATGGAATGATATCAAAATCATTTGCCAAAGGTCCGAGTTCCAGTTGAACATTGGAAATATCAATTGTATGAGTACCTGTGGTGGGCAGATACATATTGAGCACAAGGGCATGAGTGAATTCCGTCCCAAGTGTCTTTCCAGATATGCTAGGCAAAGTCACCGTTGCAGTGAATCTTTGCCACGCTGACGACAACGAATGTGTTCCAGCTCCAGTTGTCACGCTGCCGCTACCACCGGTACCAAAATTCTGAACTAACTCTGCGATTACACTCCGTGAGGCGTCGGCTTTAGCATAGAAGCTAAGAGTTACTTCTTGACCGGCGTATGTGCGCACATTCTCTATGAAGTGCTGCATCACGTGAAAAGAGACAGTTGTTCCGGCTACAGTTCTATTTATCCGCATGAAGTAAGCCGGTTCGCCTGGAACATCAGTTTGGCCTACAGTGTGTGCTTGTCGGCTGACGATATATGTGCCAACATCCGCAGCACTTATTGCAGTTTTCCAGCGATCCGGCGAATATACGTTATTTGCCGGTGTCGTGAAGCTAGTGCCTCGCTGCCAGATATTGAAACTGCCATTCATAATGGCATTACGGAGTCCGTTTCCCGTTAATCCGGTCGCTCCGGTGGCGCCCGTAGCACCAGTAGCACCAGTATTTCCGGTATTTCCGGTATTTCCTTGAATACCCTGAATACCTTGTGGTCCCGTATCTCCCGCGACCCCTTGAATGCCCTGCGGTCCTGTGTCTCCGGTAACTCCCTGGATGCCTTGCGGCCCGATCTCTCCCTGAATGCCCTGCGGTCCGGTATCTCCGGTAACTCCCTGGATGCCTTGAATTCCGGGGTCGCCTTGAATTCCTTGTGGACCAGTATCTCCCTGAATACCTTGCGGTCCAGTTGCTCCAGTTGCTCCAGGCTCCCCCTGTCCGCCTCCCCCACCTGGCTGCCCCATCCGCCCACGTTTTGCTATAAGCGCCCAAGAGTTTGAATCTTCTGGGGGTCGGATTCCAGCATTTTTGATTTTGCAAATCCAACTGCCACCCTCAAAGAAAATAACTTCATCAACATTGTACCACAAATCTGCCTTCCACTCCCCGCGCCAAATCCACTTATTTCCCTTTGGACCTTGATCGCCCTTCTGACCCATCTCTCCTGGAACGCCTCGATCGCCTTTTGAGCCTCGTTCTCCCTGAGAGCCTTGGTTGCCTTTCGGACCTTGTTCTCCCCGAGCGCCTTGTTCTCCCCGAGCGCCTGTATCACCTGGAGTACCTATTACTCCGGTAGCACCTTTATAACCTTGCGGCCCTTGGTCACCTTGTGGCCCTTGGTCGCCTTGCGGCCCTTGGTCACCTTGTGGCCCTTGGTCACCTTGTGGCCCTTGGTCACCTTGTGGCCCTCGGTCACCTTGATCGCCTTTCGGACCAGAATCATCAGGTGGTCTAGGGTTAGAAATCGAGTTCCAATAATCTCGTGATTTTGCCATCAAAAAAGCTGCCTTTCTTCTTTTTCGGCTTGCTCCAGGCACATCTGAATCTCTCCCAGGGAGAGACTTTGAAGCTGACGCTTTTTCTTCAAATTATCGTAGACCAGCCGATCCGCCGGCAAATGAAAAAGATCAATGATCGTAGCGCCTCGGTTCACATCCATTCCCATCCTGTGTATACGATCTTCGGACTGAATGCGACTATTGGCGTTGAAATCATTTGACCAGTAACATATTGAAGGGCTAGCTGTCAATGTATGCCCAGAACCGGCAGCCCCTGCTTGACCCACGAAATTTATTCGAGGATATTCCTCTAGTCTATCTTGGAAGATTGAAAGAAAGTCAGGTTTGTCCGGGATGTTCTTGCTGAACAACTTCCATCCGCGACTATCCACACGGATGACATCCCAGCCTTCTGAGAGGGAAACCTGTACGCATCTATCTACACTTCCAGTGAAGCCGGCATAGGTTACTAGACGCCCTATCTCATAATGTTCATCTAGCACGTCCTTAAAAGCATCTTCCTTAGGACAAGGAACTTGCTTAGTTTCCCGAATTATGCGATCAGCCTCTCCTGTTCCTTTGCAATGTGGACAGTCTATAGTGGTTTCATCCTCAATGATTGTCTTAGCGCCAAAGCAAAGTGGACAAGGTTCAGTTCCCTCCGCTATGTCGAGGTATTGAAAGCCATCCGATAATTCGCGAAGCAGTGTTAATGCCTGAATTGTTGTTTTTGATGTTCGCGCAATCATCATTGCCGCCCGCAGTGTGGCTGGCGACGGTTTGCATTCAACCTGCCGATAGATTTTATCCGGCAAATCTAGGCAATCCTTCTTAAATTTTACAATAACCAATCCATTCAACCGCTTATACAGATTTGCAACCTCATTCACACTTCGTGTCCACGGGTGCCAATCTTCGGATGCGCCAGGAATGTGATTGACATGAGTTTCATATTGGCCACACTTACTACATTTGTGCTCATCATCCAACCAAGTGACCTGTTCAAGATATACGCCGCCAGCCAGAGACTGTTGTTCTTTGAATAACCCAAGACGGACTTTGAACTTACCCAGTGTCCCCTCTTTTATGAAGCCGGGACAAGCGACTTCGGCTTGATGCCACCAATCAAGCGGAGACTTGGGAGCTGGCGCGCCAGACATTTCAATGACGTATCCATCTGGCCCCCAGTCAGCCCGAACCCCGTCCGCCAATTGCTTAGCAGCTTGGCTGCGCTGGCTGGTTGGAGTCTTAATGCAAGCTGATTCATCAAAAATAACAAGATGTGGTGCCTTGTTCCCTTCCGGCCAGTTTTTCAACACTGTAACTAGCCTATTGTATGTCATTAACTCTGGTTTGATTTTACAATCCCAAATCTTGAGTTCACGCTCGATTGTCTTTAGAACGCCTTTAGGGGCAACATACCAACAATCTGTATGTCCAGAGCGCTCCATAACTTCGATTGCGCACAATGTCTTGCCGCACCCCATTTCTCCTGCCATAATGGCATAATGCCTAGCCATCAGGAAATCAGTCATTTCCTTCTGGTGGGCATGAAGTGGGCGCACATACTCCAATTCCAGAATTGGAGCATCGTAGGGGGCATATGGGTTGCCACCCAACAGATATTGAAGTTGGAAATTGTTGCGACATGAATCCGCAACAGACCAGCATTTATCTGTTCCAGTTGCCTTTAGAAAGGCTGAGGGGAGGGG